TGTATCCGAGCCTATTAGCTATCCTTTCTAAAGGGCTGAGCTTTCGTTCTTTTACTAAAACTCTTAGCCACCTTTGACCAAACCGCCACTCGCATTGTCTACACGTTTTTTTATGGCTTCTAAATTTGTCCTCGCTTTTACTTTTGAGGCATTTGTTACAAATTTTCATTTTAACGATTACCAGGTTTTACATTCAATTATAATTTCACATTCTCTAGTTCCATCTAGGTTGTCTTGCTTGCAGACTTTGCCGATTATTTCGCAATCTACAGTATCTTTTTTGTAGCAAGAACAAAATAGTAATATTAATATACTACCAAATATCTTCAAAGTCTTCACCCTCATTCGCTTTAGAATAATCTGTTGGCCTAACAGCAAAAAAGTCAGTATGGGTATGACCGCCAGTAAGATGGTAGAACCAATCGAGGTTTGCTGCTCCGTCTTCGTCAAATGCAAAGTATTGCCCGAGGTCGAAGTAACCAAGTTCTTGTAGCTTTTCATTGAGACGTTTTCTAATGAATTGTTTAAGGTCATAGGCTTTAAGGTTTTCAATGTCTCCGAGTTCAAACATTTTATCAATATACTTTTCTTCTGCTTTAAGCATTGCTTTTGCTGCTGTAATAACATCATCTCTGCATTCTTCTAATAAGTTAGGCATTTCTTCACACATATGATTAAACAGCCTACACCCCATTTTACTGTGTAGAGATTCGTCTCTTACAGACCACTTCATCTGTTGCCCAATACCTTTTAATAAATTTCTTAATTGAAAAGAATATAATACAGCAAAAGCAGAATATAAACTGACTCCTTCAGCAAAAGCAGAAAAAATAGCCAGCGATTTTCCAATACCAACTGGATCAGATCCTTCATAAGCAACGAGGTTTTCAAATCTATCCATTGTTGCTTCATCTTGTAAAAATGCTTCAAAGTTTTCTAATCCTAAAGTTTCATTTAAATAGCTGTATGCTACAGCGTGTATTGTTTCTTGGCTACCAAACATCATAGCCATTTGCTGTATTTCGTGTTTAGGAAACCAACCAACAACCTTTTGTGTCCAATAATCAGATACTGCACATTCTGTTTGCGCGAAACCTAAAAGTATATTACCGACTAAGTTTTTTTCTTCTTTAGTTAGCCTCTCATTCCAGTCTTTAACATCACCAGACATAGGTATTTCAGTATGTAACCAAAAAGCCTGCGCTTGTTTCAACCAACCCTCAGTATAATAATCAGGGTATTCAAAAGGTTTATATGCTATACGCGGTTCAAATAACCCCATTTATATTTCTAGTTTTTTATCGTTTTCGTTTTGTTTTGCTTTTTCTTTTAACTGCTCAACTATTTCATCATAATTCGGAAGCTGCTGTATAAAAGCATATACACCGGATATACGCTCATCAAGCATCCGCATTTCCATAATTATTTGTTCTGATACAGCTTTTAGCTGGCCAACCTTACTAGCCAACTCAGCTCTTGTTGGTGTGCTCATAATGCGTCTTTACTTAATATTAAAGGGCTCTCATCTTTATTAGTTTGTATTTCAAAATGTGTTTCCCTTTCGGTTATAATAATTTTTTTATTTTTAAATCTTTTAGGATATTTTTTTAATAAGTATTCTTGCCAATTATTCATAATATACTGTTAAACAAAGTTCTACAAAAGGTAAATATATTACATGCTCGTTATATCCTTTGTTGATATAACTTCTTGCTCCGATAACTATACCGGGATATAATCCTATACTAAGCTCCCACGGTTTCATTTAAATAATAATTAAGCATTTTCATGTGATGACCTATTCTTTCTAAATAATGATTCTTCAACGTAAAATCCGTGTCGTCTTGCGATTTCGTCAATTGCTCTTGAGTTAACTCGCTTGCTGTATTTTGCATACTTTTTAATATCTTTTTCTAATTTTCGTCTTTTGTAATGTAATGACGCTAATTTTTTCTGTTTTCTTTTATTAACTGAATCGTCCGGTCTACTTCCTTCTGATTTTGCGGTTTGTAAAGTGTCTTTCCAATATTGTTTTTTGTCAGCCATAATTTAAAAAGTTTCCAACGTAAGGGGAAAGATTCATTAGCTCTCCCCTTGCATTCTATGATGTAGTCTTTTCCAGTAAAGTCAGGTGTATATTTAATACCCAATACTTTCTTGCTCCCTCGGTTAGTGTAATCACCTTTCCCGTTTGCTTGTTTTTCGTAAGATTCATTTGTAAAATTAAAACTTTCGATAAGCTGGAAAACTTCACCTTCATAATATTCAAATAGTTTTTCTTTCTTTAAAGCCATATAAGTGTAGCGTTCAAGGCCAGAAGCAAAGTTAATACCGTCATATGTAATTTTCTTTGCTGTTACAGGCCCACGCTTTTTACTTTTTCTTCGTCTCATTAGTATGATTAGTTGTCCATGTTTTATTTATATTGTAGCCCAATTGATCGGGTGGCCCAGGATCTGGATAAGCAGAAACAAGTTCAGCATCTACTTCCCAGTCTTTAATGTAACACTCTTCAATTTCTTCACGTAATGACATACGGGCTTTTTCAATATAGTTTACGGCATCCATAAGTTCTTCTTGTAAATGATTGAGCCAAGTATCTAATGGCTGGTCATCATCAAAAAGAGTAACACCATACTTTTTAAAGCCTACGTCAGATCGCTTTTGGATCTTACTTACTACTTGTTGTATAATTTTATCACGCATCTTTTACAAATGTTCCGTTAATCATTCTACCAGTTCTATTAGATATTTCATCATAAGCAGACTTAATGCAAATTTCAATATCGGTACCGACAAGGTGGGCAAGATTAGTAAGAACAACAACGCTATCACCAATAGCATCAATAATACCTGCCTTATCATCTTTAAGTAAAGATTGGGATAATTCTCCTGATTCTTCATATAATTTAATTAATTGTGTTTTAGCATCGCCTTTATCATATAGTCCGCGCTTATTAGCCCAGTTCCTTATATCTTCAAATATATTATCAGAAGTTACTGATGATTGTTTTTGAAACTCGCCTGCTTCAGCCATGGCTTTATTATAAATGTAACAGGTGCTAGGGCCAAATTGACTATTATGTACATTAGATATAACCCAATCAATTTTATCAGTCGAATCAAGTTTAAACGTTCCATATTGCGTTTTAATTTCTAAATCTGCTAAAAACTTTGCATCTAATTCTTTGGATGATATTTTAAATGTAGTTGTAGTCGGAGATGAACTGTGTTTATTCATAGTCTTTTTAAATAAATCTTTATAAGGTTTTCTATCTACTTTATACCCTAAATCTTTTTGTAGTGTTTGCTCTACTTTAGAAGCTTCTGCTACATCATCTGTTTCAAAAAGTATTTCGTATTCACCTGGCTTATAGCCTTGAGTTTCAATAATACGTTTTTGAACATTTGTTGTACACCCAATTTTAACACCAGGTATATGATAAATTTTGTACTTACCTTTACTTAGAACTGTTTCCATTTTTTATTGATTTAATTATTTCTAAACTTCTTTTGCTAAGAAATTTACCCATATGATTATTTTTTTGAAACCAGTATCTATACTCCGACATTGAGCTGGGCTTTAATTGCTTCATGAGGTTTATAGTTTACCAAGTGAATCATTTTATGTGTTGGTATCCTTATAAAGTTTCCTGCCCCTTCTTCAATAGATAATCCAAAATCAATTCCCACGCGAGGAAGTTCCCTAAAATCACGGGATAATTGCTCTGTAGCTTGATCGATATGGTTATTGTAAAGGTGACAATCACCCAGTGAAGCAGTAAGACGCCCAGGTCTATAACCCGCTCCTTTTGCCAACATAAGTAAGAGTAAACCATACATGGCAAAATCATAAGGCAACCCAAGAAAGACGTCAGCAGATCGCTGGTTCCATAATAAATCAAGTTTTCCATCGTTTATATATATTTGAAAGCCATAATGACAAGGAGGGAGTGCCATATCATCCATATCATTGGGATTCCATAAGCTTGCCATAATGCGCCTTGAGCTTGGCTCTTGTTTAATTTGCTTGAGTATTTTTTCAAGCTGATCAACACCATTAAAGTTCCTAAGCTGCTTCCCATAAACAGGACCGAGCGTACCGTCAGTTCTACCTGAGCGCTTATAATCAGGATCCCAGTAAGTAACACCGTGATCGTGCAAGTAAGCAATGTCAGTGCGTCCCTGTAAGATCCATAATAGTTCCGTAACTGCATGTTTAAAATATATTTTTTTAGTTGTTAGCAATGGAAACCCAAGTTCCATGTCATGTCGAAGCATTCTTCCAAAGACAGATTGCGTCCCAGTCTTTGTTCTATCCTCTTTTTGTGCTCCACCGTGGAGTATTCCTGATAGTAATCCTCTGTACTCATCTTGTACGTTTATCATAATAATATTTACACATTTCGTAATAACTAGGCCATATAGTATGTTTGTCATATATATGAGGTGCTATATTAGTTTTTTCACCTTTTACATATGGTCCAACATTTATACCTATTTTCCATTTTCCAATTTCACCATTAATACCTAGTGGTGAAATTCTAATATTGTTTCTTATACAATAATTAGAAGCTTTAATTTCTTCGGGATTAGGATGATACTTTGGCATCCAATTTTCTTTTTTCTTTGCCATTAATCCCAAGGCATTGGCCCACTAGGCACTTCTGCTAAAGGCATATAGTCTCCAGAAGCGTGATTCCATTTAAAATGTGCTTCTGCTTGATTCTCACCTAAGTTTTGAAATTTTACTTTAAGTACTTTAACTTTCACAGAATTATTAGTATAATCTCTATGCACTAATAAACCGTGATAAGACGCGTCATACCATTCACCACCACCTTTAATATTATACATAGTAGGTTCGTCAATAGTACCATCATCTTTTTTGTACATTTTAGTTGGGTGCGCTACAACAACTACTAAAACATCATACTTTTTTGCAAAAGCTTCTATTTTAGCTAAATACTCCATTGTTGCATCTGGTATAGACATATCAGAAGCACCTTTCATTTTAACTTTATTGTAAGGATCAATTACTAAACATTTAATGCCTTTTCTTTTAACTAACTCAGCGCCTTTTTTAAGTACTGTGTCTAAGTCATATCTTTCTGCTTCTATAAAGTAAAAATTATCATTTACTATTTCAAAGCAGCGATTCCACTTTTCAGTGCCTAAATCATTTTCTTTAGGCATCCAGCCGCCAATCTTTCTGATTAGCTTGTGAGCGTGTAAAAATGTTGGTTTGTTTTCTGGTGAAGCAAATGCTGTTTTCCAGCCATACATCATTTGGTAACCCACAGCCATTCTATCAACAAAATCAGACTTGCCAGAGCTAGGCACTCCTGTAACGGTGATGAATTGCCCT